GTTTTGAATTCCAGCAAAACGGGGTCGGCTATGCCGTAGCGTTCCGGCAAAATTGCGATACCGTCAAGCGACCCGCCGAAGTGCCCCATAACGTCGGAAATTCGATATTGCGGGAACGACAGGCCGTCGGCCTTGGCGCGGGCAATGTGGGCACGAAACAAAGGGTCTTCGTTTGTAATGAACTGACAGCCCAACGGCAATTCTTCGCCCGGCTTCAATAGTCCGTAACTGTTCGCTTCGTCTTGGTAAAAGAAGCCTTCGTAGTTTTCAAACCAGATTTTAAAGCCTATGCCTTCCAGCCATTCTATAAAGCGGTCTTCTTCACGGTGCCCACGATTAAACAAGCGTTGTTGCCGCCCGGTGTGCTTTTCATGCAAACACCAGCGGAAGACGTACCACAAGAAGCGCGAACAGTCACGACCGATTAGCGACGCCCCAAGGTGCGAACGGTGCCCGTCGTCGTAAGTTGTCGCGCAATATTCGTCTATGTCTTCAAGAATGCGTTTCGATAGCGCAGCGGCTACGCCGGGCGAACTAAGTTCGACGCTTTGTTTTCCTGCGTCTTGCTTCGTCGCTGTTTCGCTTATCAACTGCGTTTGCGCGTTCGTTTCTTCTTTCTTGCTTGGCATCGTTTTTCACCTTACGCCGCAAAAGGGCTTCGTAATTCTGTTTTAAGTAGTCCGCCGAAAGTGTCGCAACGTCTTTAAGTTGGTCTTTCGACAGCCAAGAAATATGGCATTGCGACGCGTCTATTCCAAGTTCCGACGCAAGCCAATTATAAGCCTTCGACCTTTGCATTAAACCAGTTTGCCAAAGCCTGTCGAATTCGTTATGCGCCTTCGTTCGAAGTTGACGCGTTGCACGGTCGGCCATTCGACCAAGCGGAATAAACGTGCCGGGGTGACAACCGACAGCGGCTTTACAGTCGTTGCAATAAAAAATGTGCGGCCAATCGCCGTAAGTTCGCCCGTATATCTTGTCGTTCGTCGTTAGTTCTATGTTGAACGAACAACAAGTATCGCATTGTTCCGGGGTCGGCAATGCGTCTTTTATCTTCGACATAGAATGCGATTCCCCATAATAAAAAGCCGGGGCCGGTTAAAGCCCCGGCTAGTTCGCCGTTGTTGCTTACGCCTTAGCGTGCGCCCCAAGGTGCCGCGCCGCCCGGTGCCGCTTGACCGCCGCCGTTTGGTTGCTGTTGCCAGCCGCCGCCATTGTTGGCCGGGGCTTGGTTCTGCGCTGGCTGTTGCTGCGCTGGCTGTTGACCCCAAGCGGCGTTCTGGCCTTGCGGCTGTTGCGCTGGCTGTTGGTTTTGCGCCGGTTGCTGTTGACCACCCCAAGCCGCGCCGCCTTGTGCTGGCTGTTCCTGCGCCGGTTGCTGGTTTTGGGCTGGCTGTTGGCCCCATGCCCCGCCCTGCGCCGGTTGACCGCCGAAAGCGTTGTTACCCTGCGGCTGTTGCTGCGCTGGCTGTTGCTGCGGTTGTGCTGCGGCTTGGCCTGCGCCAGCTTTGCCCGGTTCGTTGCCGTTAATGTCGAACACCTTTTTAACTTCGGTGTAAGTCGCGTCGTTTTTCTGCGGCCCGACTTCGATAATAAACGGGATATTGTGCAACTGCGAAGAATCGGTTACTTGGTACACGCCGACAACGTGACAAACTGCGCTAAATTGACGGTGTGCGATTTCGACGGTCTGTTGGCTTGAATGGTACAGGTTCAAGCGGTAAGCGCCGGTTGTGCCTTGCTGCGGGCCGTCAATGATTTTTAAATCAAGTTGAAGGTATCCGCCGTCGTTGTTTTTGTTCGCTTTCACTTCCGAAGAAGCGATTACGACCGGGTGCCGCCCAATGGGCAAACTTCCCGCGCCTTGGCTTGGGTCGAACTGTTGTGCGTTGAACGCCTGAATTAATTGCATGATTTCACCTTTTCGAAAAGTCTTCGCCATTGGATACGGCGGCGAAGTTACCGTTTATTGCATTGCCTTTGCAAAAAGCGCCGACAAATCGGGCGGTTCTAATTCGCCCAAGTTCCCCAAGCGGTCGCGCGCGAATACTTCGGGAATTTCTTTAGTACGCAATGCGCGAACCGGCTTCGGTTGTCCGGGCATAACTACTTCGCCCAAGTGCATTACGTTATCGAATAAATGCGGAACCTTTACGTTTAAGTCTTTGCCCGGAAAAAACGGGCGCTTTTGCATAATAGGTTCGTAAACAATTTCGCCGCCCTGCAAGATTGTTTGCCGCCCGTTTTCGACTAGGGCTTGTTTTGCAATCATTGCGATATGCTTTTGCGGCATGTAATAAAGGTCGTTACAAATCTTCATTACACGTTCGGACATATTGCCGTAAGCTTTCATACCGTGCTTAACTTTCGCCAGTTCGTCGGCCAAGATAAGTTCGGCAATATTCGAAATACTGTCAATACAAAGCGTATCGAAATTCGTTGCTTCGCGGGACTTCATAAACCATTCGAAGAATTCTACGACAAGCGCGGGCGAATAGGCTTCCCAAGCTGGAATCGTCGAACCGCGCATAGACAGCATACCGGGTTCGGTCACAAGCAAAACCGGGCGCGGTGCGGTGTTCATTAGCGGGGTTTTGCCGGAACCCGGCCCGCCGAAAATGGTTGCCTTTACGCCGTAGCGTCGGGCCAATTGCGAAGCCGGTTTTAATTGCGACATTTGCATAACTGTTCACCTTTGGAAAGTACGCCCCGGCCTAGTGTGGGCACCGGGGCGCGTTGGTTACTTCTTGGCTTTCGGTTCGACGATTTCAAGCGTCGGCGTACCTTCGGACGTAATAACAACGTCGTCGATAATTTTACGGTACTTGTCCGAAAGCTGTTTGTATTCGGTAAGCGAAAGCGAAGGCTTCCAGTCTACCAGACGTTCGGCGATAAGTTCGCCTACTTCGCCGTCTTTTTCAATTTTCGACAAAGCCTTTTCAATACGCGCTTTATCTACGCGGCCCGCGTCGTTCTTAACGAAGCCGTAATTAACCGGAACTTTCATCTTCGCTTTGTAGCCGTTGCCAAGTTCGACGTTTTCAGTCGAACCGGATTTGGCCGGGTCGTGCATGAACATTACGGAATTCTTGCGGGCCACCAATTCGGCTTCTTTTGCAACTTCAAGGGCAACTTTCGCCGCTTGCCATTCTACCAACAAACGGTCGCGTTCTGCAACGTAGTCGGCTTCGGAAAAATTGCGAACTTCGCCGGTATCGGGGTTCACTACTTGGATAGTTTGCGGGGTCATTTCTTCACCTTTCTTTGTTAGGCCGTCGCGTTGTGCGCCGGTATGTACGAACTATACGACGGCCTTTCGTTGCTGTCAACTAAATTTTAGCCTTTATCTTCGCCAGCTTCTAAAATTTCGCGTTCGCCGAACAAATCGCGGTTGTTCGCGTCAAATTCCGTAAAGGCATTCGGGAAACGGTGCCGAAGCTTCGCAATGTTGACGGTCTGCGCTTCGCCGAAGTTGGAACCCAAAGCGCGAAGCAATATTGCGTCGTACCAAAAGCCGTCGCCTACTTCTTCGACTGCGTTTACCTTATCGAACGGCTTTCCTTCGTTGGCAACAGCGGCCAAAGCTTCCAGCAATTCGCCCGCTTCGGTGGCTTTGCCTATAATGCCGTGAATTATGTTTATTGCGGCTTCGTCTTTACTTGCAATCCATTTCGGAAGATTTGCAAGGGTCGGGGCTTGCGCTTCGGTAGTACCTGCGCTTTGCGGTACGTTGATTTCGCGGCCATAGAAAAGCGCCTTTTTGATTTCGTCAAGCTTTGCAAGCGCGTCGATTGCTTGGCCTACGACGTGCGCGAAGTACGCAAGCGGGATTCGTTCGCCGTAATACTTGCCCGACGCGGTAACGTGCGCTTCTTCTATATAGTCGAAGCTTTTTGCGGGTTCGTTCATGGGTTCACCTGTTGAAAAGGCCGGGGCACCAGCGCGCCAGCGTTCCAACACTGTAACGGCAAGCTTTGGCCCTGTCAAGCATTTTAGCCATTGACCAAAATTCTATCGGGTGCTAAAGTGTCGGCAAATGTGCGAAAATAAGGGCTACCAAATGCAAGAAGTCAAGTACGAAGACCGGCGCAACTTGCCGAATTGTTCGGCGGTTTATGTGGTTCGAAGTGATACGCAAGTTCTTTACGTCGGTTCGTCTTGGACGTTGCGCCAACGCTTTGTTTCGCATCATAGGCGCGACGCATTCTTAGCCCACAATGCAACCGTTATTGAATGGCAAGAATGCGAAGACGACGAAATAGCAGACATTGAACGCAAATTGGTTCGCAAGCTTTCGCCGTTGTTGAATATTTCGGCAAGCCGCCCAAAGGCGAAGAAAGTTAAGCAAAAAGCGACAGGTATTGCGCCGCAGCTTACAAGCTGGCGCGACGCCTGTATTTCGGCGCTTGCTTCTTATGTTGAAGGCAAGCCGAAAGAAAAAACGTTAGTCGAAGTTTCGGAAGCAACGGGCGTTAGCGTCGGTTGGTTAAAACAGCTTCTTGCTGGCAATATAGACAACCCCGGAATTCTTTACATTGAATCCGTGTCGGACTATTTAAAGAAGGCCAACTAAATGTATCAAAACATACCTAACGAAATGCGGACATATCCGCAATGGGTAATGTGGCGGTACGAAGATACGGATAGTAAAAAGCCGACGAAGGTTCCGTATTCGGCCCGTACTGCCAAACTTGCCAGCGTAACAGACCCGACAACATGGGCAACTTTCGACGAATGCGTTAACGCTATTTCGTCCGGCTGGTATAGCGGAATCGGCTTCGTATTGACAGAAAACGACCCATACGCATTTATTGACCTTGACGACACGAAAGGCGACCAAACTTCGCTTGACCGTCAAGTAAAGATTTTTAACGAATTCGCAAGCTATGCCGAAAAGTCGCCGTCTGGTTCTGGCTTGCACATTATCGTAAAAGGCGCGATACCTGCGGGCCGTCGCCGTTCCTTTATCGAAATTTATTCTTCGGCCCGTTATATGACAATGACGGGCGACATTTACCGCGACGCCCCTATTAAAGAACAAAACGACCTATTAAACATTCTTTGGGGTCAAATGGGCGAAGGTTCCGTAGCTGTTGCGCATTACGCCGGATTGGCCGAAGCCAAAGAAACAGACGAACAAGTTTATAAACGCGCCGTTGAAGCCGCGAACGGTGACAAGTTCGCCGAACTTTACGCGGGTAAATGGGAAGGCATGTACGCTTCGCAGTCAGAAGCCGACTTTGCTTTGGTCGATATTATCGCATTTTATACGCAGAACCGGGCGCAGATTAAGCGCATGTTTCGGGCGTCTGGTTTAGGCAAGCGCGATAAGGCACAACGCGACGATTACGTTTCGTATATGCTTAATAAATGTTTCGACCGCATGTTGCCGCCCGTTGATATTGACGGCTTGCGCAACAAACTAGACGAAGCAATAGCGAACAGGCAAGCAACGGAAGCCGCCGAAGCAATGTCGCGCAATTCCGCAGCAACGCCGCACCAGCAAGCACCAGCGCCCAAACTGTCGGAAACTTCCAGCGTATACAGCGTGCCGCCCGGATTGGTTGGCGAAATTGCCCAATACATTTACGCACAAGCGCCGCGCCCTGTTGCCGAAATATCGTTAGCCGGGGCAATCGGCCTTGTTGCCGGTATTGTGGGAAGGGCTTACAACATATCGGGCACCGGGCTTAATCAATACGTTCTGTTGTTGGCACCTACTGGAACAGGTAAAGAAGCAATCGCAAGCGGCATAGATAAGTTA